GACAACACAAACAAATTCATCTTCAAATACAAAAGTGTTTGTTGATGAAAGTAATTTCAACAACATAATTACACCAACTGGAAATACAGCGTTAGGCACATTCACTCCATTTGGTTCTACATGGAGTAATTATTTTGATGGCACCGGTGATTATTTAAGTGTTGCATCAAATAGTTCTTTTGCTGTGGCAACTAGTGATTTTACTATTGAATTTTGGGCATATTGGACTACAGCACCCACTTCCACTATTCCTGGAAATGTTTTTTATGCTGCCTCATATGGCACAACTGGCACAACCGCACATCTAACTGTTTATATAACTAATACTTCTATTCAACTTTCAAGATATAACACGGCAGCCGACCTTAGTGCATCATCCACAGAAACTACAGGGTCTTGGAATCACTATGCAATAACTAGAAATAATGGTACAGCATATATTTTTAAAAACGGTTTTTTATTAAATTCTGGATCAGTAAATACATCTTATACTCAAGCTGGTATAACTATAGGTGGACAATCTGCTCAGGGCCATACCGGTGGATATATTTCAAATTTTAGGTTTATTAATGGAACTGCACTATACACCTCACAATTTACACCAAGTACCACATCATTAACAGCAATAGCAAATACAGCACTATTAACATGTCAAAGTAATAAATTTGTTGATAATAGCACTGCTAATAGTGGCGTTGGTTTTACTATTACTAGAACTGGTGATACGTATATATCTAAACTTAGTCCATTCAGTAATATTGTTGATAGTGTACCAGTAAATTATTCTGCAAATACTTATGGTAGTAGTATTTTCTTTGATACTTATGTGGCCGCTTCTGTAGATTATTTAAGTGTTTCTGGTATACCAATATCAACTACGGGTCAATTTACACTTGAAGTATGGATATATGTCTTACAGGTCAATAATGCAGATAACCAAATTATATACTCTCAATACACATCAGCTGATGCTAATAGATGGACCCTTAATATATCTACTGCTAATAAATTAGTGGTATCACATCCATCTGTCTCTGTTACTGGAGCAACAACAATAGTACCATATCAGTGGAACCATGTTGCAGTAACTAGAGATGCAAATAACACACTTAGATTATTTTTAAATGGTGCAATTGATGCATCATCAGCAAGTTATACATATTCAATACAACAATCCGCACCAAGGGTTGGATATTTCAATAATACACCAAACGATTATTTCAATGGATATATGAGTAGTTTTAGAGTGGTTAATGGCCAAGCGTTGTACACCACAGCATTTGTACCTTCTAATCAACCATTACCAACAACAGCAAACACTAGATTATTACTTGCAAGTACAGTAAGTCCATCAGTAACAGATGCAACAGGAAACCACAATATTGAAACTTTTGGTACTGCAAGACAAGTGGCCAACAATTCACCATACTATGATACATACAGTGCATACTTTGATGGCACTGGAGATTATTTGACCATTACAAGTAATGCTGCGCTTGCTGTTGGCACCGCAGACTTTACTATTGAATGTTGGGTCTATCCACAAACTACTACGCAATTTACTGTATTATTTTTAACAGGTACTTTCCAATTATTTGTACTTAATGGTGCTCTATATTGGAATGACGGTACACAAACTTCTGGAGGTACAATAGTATTAAATACTTGGCAGCATATTGCAGTTAGTCGGTCTGGTACTGCTCTTAGAGGATTTGTTAACGGTTTTCAAATTATAACAACTACCAGTAGCGTAACACTAACACAAGGAACTAATTATATTGGATATAACGGTTCCGGTGTTGGCCAAGGTTTTATATCAAATTTAAGACTGAACAAAGGCACTGCACTCTATACCGGAAATTTCACACCAAGTACCACATCATTAACAGCAATAGCAAATACAGCACTATTAACATGTCAATCAAATAGATTCATTGACAACTCAAACAATGCGCTTACTATTACCAAAACAGGTGATGTAAAGGTATCCACTTTACAACCTTTTGTGGCCAACAATACATCAAGATTTTCATCTGTGTATTTCCCAGCCAAAACAGATTATCTTGCTATAAGACCACAGGAAAATATTATAATATTCCCAAGTGATTTCACATTTGAATGTTGGGTGTATCCAACGCTTACGACAACAACGACTTGGGGTATTTGGGATTCTAGAAATACTGCTGGAAGTGCTAATCCAATGGTATTCACATTAGACCCATTAGCGTCTGCTGTTGCTGGTTCATATAGAATGTCATATTACAATGGAACAAAATATTATGGAACAACAACAGTTTTATGGAATCAATGGACACATGTGGCTTGGGTTCGTAGTGGTACAACAATGACTTTCTATGTCAATGGTGTTGCAGGCGGAACAGCAACAATTTCTGGTACACAAACAGGGACTGCAACTGGAGGCCCAATATACATTGGTTCAAAAGATAACGCATCAGCAGGTTACGGTACCAATGGTTATATTGCAGATTTAAGAATCACAAACGGTTATGCAAGAACAATAACTATACCGACAACTCCATACGATATCAAATAAATAGTATGAAAGGGTTATAACTAATGTCAACACAAGTACCTCCATCAAGATTAGATTCAACAAAAGATTTTTCTTCTTTGATACCCTCTGCATTTGCAAAGGCTAATGCAGCATTTACCCAAGCAAATAATGCCACGGATACATGGGATGAATCAACAACTTCATGGGTTGAATATAAAGATATATAATTAACAGTGTAAAAAAAATGACAACAAGAATCAAAACAAATAATATAGATTCAACAACATTATCCTCAATAAGTGCGAGTGGTACCGGAGGAATAAAGGTTACATCTATAACTTATCCTGGTGGTGTATTTGCCGGTTCGCCAGCAGGTGGAGAAACCATTACAGTAACAGGTTCAGGATTTGCTAATGGTGCAAACGTTTTTGTAAATACAACTCGTTGTAATACCACATTTGTAAATACAACAAACCTAACATTTACAACCGCAGCAGTAAGTGCTGGTTCATATAATTTATTTGTTTACAATACTGACGGCGGATTTGGTATGATACCAAATGGTATAACATTTAGTGTTGCGCCAACTTGGACAACTGATGCGGGCAGTATAGGAAGTGCATCCACCGGAGCAACCGGTCTTAGTTTTTTAGTAGCTGCAACAAGCAGTACTGCTGTTACATACTCGGTTAAAGCCGGTAGTAGTTTACCAACTGGATTAAGTTTAAATAGTAGTACAGGTGCAATAACAGGTAGTGTTCCTAATGTAGGTAGTTTAACTGTATATAATTTTACATTAACAGCAACTAATGCTAACGGCCAAGGTACAGACAGAGCATTTAGTATTACTGTGGTGGTTTCATTAGAATCACTTGATTATGCAATGGTTGCAGGTGGTGGAGCAGGTTCATCTTCAGGTAACATTGGTGGTGGCGGCGGTGGTGCAGGAGGACTTGTAACTGGCACAATGAATGTAACTTCAGGTATAACTTATACAGTTACTGTTGGTGCAGGTGGAACAGGTCCAAATAATAATGGATCAAATACAGTCATTTCAGGATCAGGAATGACCACAAAAACCGCTATAGGTGGTGGAACTGGTGGACTTTATAATGGTGCATACATTAATGCAACAAATGGTGGTAGTGGTGGTGGTGCTGCGTGGAACGGTGCAAACATGACCACTTATGGAAATGCTTTGCAACCTAGTAGTCCAACTGGTGGATTTGGTAACCGTGGCGGCATTGCAGACTCTGGTTCAGGTATATATACAACAGGCGGTGGTGGCGGTGGTGCTGGTGGCGCAGGTGTCGATACAGTTGCAAATAGTAATGCTGGTGGACTAGGCGGTCCAGGTAAATTATTGACTATTACTGCTGCATTTGAAGGTACAGCAAACATCGTTTCATCAAACGTATTAACTATTTCTGCTGTAACAACTGGAGAAATTCAAGTAGGTACACAAGTTACTGGCACAGGAATTCCAGCAGGTGCTTATATTACTGCATTAGGCACAGGCACAGGTGGTTTAGGCACATATACAATGAACGTAGCTGCAACTTCAACTACTACCGGTGTAGCAATTACAAGTTCAGGCAGATATTTAGCCGGCGGTGGTGGCGGCACTACTTACAATAGTAGTCCTCTTTATATTGGTTTTGGTGGTGCAGGTGGCGGCGGCAGTGGCGGAGCTGACGGACGAATTTCATCTTTAGCACCAATTGCTGGCGCAACCAATACAGGTGGCGGTGGCGGTGGCAAAGGATACGCTGCAGGTTCTAGTGCTGGTAGCGGTGGTTCTGGAGTAGTATTACTCAGTTATCCAAGTTCATATCCAGCAGCAAATGCAACTACTGGCAGTCCAAGCGTATTAGTTTCGGGTGGCCTAAGAGTATATAAATTCACATCATCAGGCAGTATAACATTCTAACATTTAACGGAGAGATAAAAGATGGCACATTTTGCACAAATTGATGAAAATAATATTGTAACACAAGTTCTGGTGATAGAACAAGATGTAGTTGATACAGGTTTATTTGGTGAACCAAGGTCTTTTATACAAACGAGTTACAATACATATGGAGGTGTACATAAATTAGGTGGTACACCATTAAGAAAGAATTATGCTGGTATAGGATTTACTTTCGATGCTATACGTGATGCTTTTATACCACCAAAGCCATACAATAGTTGGATTTTGAATGAAGATACATGTTTATGGAATGCACCAGTTGCAATGCCTACAGATGACAAGCGTTATACTTGGGATGAAGAAACTCTTTCATGGACCGAATTTACGGTATAAAAAATGACAACAAGAATCAAAACAAATAATATAGATTCAACAACACTGGCTTCAATAAGTGCTAGCGGTGGTGGAGGAATAAAAGTTTCAGCAGTAGTTCTTTTGGGTGCCGCAACAGCTGTTGATACTGGTGGAGGTAGTGTTATAACTCTAACGGGTTCAGGATTTGCTAATGGTGCAAATGTGTTTGTAGACACAACAATTTGTAGTAATACCACATTTGTAAATTCAACCAGTTTGTTGGTTACAACACCAGCAAAAAGTTCCGGTTCATATAATTTATTTGTTTATAACACTGATGGTAGTATTGGTGTGGTACCAAATGGCATAACATATAGTGCTCCTCCTGTTTGGTCAACTGCTGCGGGTAGTATAGGGTCTGCTGGCAGTAACACATCCGGTGTCAGTTTATCAGTAACTGCAACAGGCGATGCACCGTTATCATATGCTGTAACAAGCGGTTCTTTACCAAGTGGATTAAGTTTAAATAGTAGTACAGGTGCAATCACTGGTACTGCACCAACTGTTGAAAGTGCAACCACATATAACTTTACAATTACTGTAACAGACGGACAAAATCAATCTGTAGCACGAGCATTTAGCATTGATGTAGTGTTGGCACCATCAACATTACAATTTATAGTTGTTGGTGGCGGAGGTTCAGGTGGCGGATACGCCGCATCAGGCGGCGGTGGTGCTGGTGGTTATCGTTCATCAATTACAGGTGAAGCTTCTGGCCGAGGTACAAGCGCTGAAACTGCTATAACAAATAACAATTTAGGTTCATCATATACAATTACAATTGGTGCAGGTGGTGCAAGTGTTAGTGGTGAAGAAGTTACTGGTTTTAAAGGTTCAAATACATCTATTTCTGGTGCTGGCATAACCACAATTATGTCACTTGGTGGCGGTGCTGGTGGACCAAACAGTAGTGGTGCATCTCCTCGCCGTTATGATACAGAAGGTGCCGGTAACGGTGGTTGTGGCGGTGGTGCTGCACAAATCATGGGTAATCCGGTCGTGCAAGGTTTAGGAACTGCCGGACAAGGATATGATTGCGGTACAAATGATAGTAATAGTCCTGGTTCAGGTGGCGGTGGCGGCGGTGGCCAAGGCGGCGCAGCATCTATTATGGGCTTCGGTGGTATTGGTGTCAAAAGTAATGCAACAATTGCTTTTGGTGGGACGGGATCATTAACCAGTGGCAACGGCGTTTTAACTATAACCGGAGTTAATACTGGAGTAATTAATGTTGGTACACAAGTTACTGGCACAGGAATTGTTCCAGGCGCTTATATAGTTGCATTAGGTTCAGGTTTGGGTGGTGTAGGTACATACCACATGAATACAAACTCTACAGGCACAGGTACAGGCGTAGCAATTACTAGCACAGGTAGATACTATGCTGGCGGCGGAGCAGGATGTACAGCCGGATACGGTGGCGCAGGTGGTGGAGGTTCACAACCAGGACAGACAGGTAATATTACTAACGCTAGATTAGATGGATTCAATAATACTGGCGGTGGTGGCGGCGGCCAAAATCCTTCAGGTGCAGGTGGATCAGGCGTAGTAATTATTCGACATATTGCTGGAATTACAGCAACATGTAGTGGTAATCCGTCTGTGACAACCTCAGGTGGTTACACAGTATATGTATTCACTAGCTCCGGAACTATGGCATTCTAATTCAGTTGTTACAAAAACAGAAGCATAAATATCCCTATAGGGGGATATAATGGCGAAAACAATCATAACAAGAACGGCATTCAAAGATTATTGCCTGCGTAGACTAGGGTTTCCAGTAATTGAAATCAACGTTGATGATGACCAGGTAGAAGACCGTATTGATGATGCGCTTCAATATTGGCAAGACTACCACTTTGATGGCCTACAAAAAGTATATTACATTAAAAAAATTGACCAAACAGATGTTAATAATAGGTACTTGAATATATCTGAGGCCAAAGATTCATCAAACAATGCATTACAGATTGCTGGTATAACCAGAATATTTCCTATTTCCGACTCACTATCTCAGGTCAATATGTTTGATTTGAGGTATCAACTACGTTTAAATGAATTATATGATTTCACCTCAGCATCATACATCAACTATACGATGACATTGCAACATTTACGTATGTTAGAACAACTATTCTCTGGTGAAGTTCCTATCAGATTTCAAAGACATATGCAAAGACTTTATATTGATTGGGCTTGGGGACATGGACAGGCACCAGTGGGTACCACAGTCATTGCAGAATGTTATGCAGTGATTGATCCAGAAGTATATACGCAGGCTTGGAACGACCGTTGGTTGAAAGAGTATGCAACAGCACTCATCAAGCGTTCATGGGGCAACAACCTTAAAAAGTTTAGTGGCATTCAATTACCTGGCGGCGTCATGTTAAATGGTGACAAGATTTATGAAGAAGCCAAAGCAGAAATTGATGCACTACATTCAGAAATTGGTGACAAATACGGTGCACCACTAGAAATGTTCATGAACTAATATGGCAACCAGCGTCTACTTTAATAACTACAACTCTCTTGCTGAACAGAGAGTAATAGAAGACTTGATTGTTGAATCAATTAAGATTATGGGTTTTGACGCCTACTATTTACCTATCGAAAACGAAACTGATAGAGACATTCTTTATGGTGAAGATCCAATTAAGAAATTTAGTTCAGCATTTCCAATTGAATTCTACCTATCGAGTTCAATGGAGTATGGTGGTGAAAGAGAATTCTTTTCCAAATTTGGTCTTGAGATTAAAAACAATATCAATATCATATTGTCAAAGCGATCTTTCTCTCAAAGAGTACCACAAGATAGATTTAATAGACCTCGTGAAGGTGATTTGGTCTATGTACCATTCTTAAATGGCACTGGTGAATTGTTTGAGATTAAATTCACCAATCAAACTAAAGACTTCTTTATGTTAGGCCGCAAGATTCCTTATTTCTATGAATTAGAATTAGAGAAATTCAAGTACTCACAAGAAGTTATTGACACTGGTGTGGAAGATATTGATGATGTGATGATTCAATCAAGTTACACAATAGATTTGAACACTGGTGCTGGCACAGGAACATATGAGCCTAGAGAAATAGTATTTCAATCCACTGATCGCACACAAGCAAACGCATCTGTGGTTGCAATAGTACAGGAATGGAACACAGTTGATGACATATTAAAAGTAACAAATGTTGCTGGTGAGTTTGTTGCAAATATTGCAATCATTGGTGCAACAAGTAATGCTCAATACTATCTATCATCATACGATCCATTAAAAGATAGTACAAGAAATGAATCATATGATAACGAATATTTGTTTGATAATGCAAATAATATTATAGATTTCACAGAAACTAATCCGTTTGGAAAAATATAATGTCAACATATAATCGTGTCATCAGAAAATTAGTTGTTGGATTTGGTAATCTTTTTGACAACATAACGTTATACAGATTTAAACCTGACCTTACAGAATCTGAAAGATTCGTTGTTCCTATTGCATATGCATCTAAAGAACGTTATGTTATGCGTTTGGAAGAAGATTTAAACTTGGATAAAAAAGTTCAAATAACTTTACCAAGAATGTCATTTGAAATGGCAGGACTTTCTTATGATTCCAACAGAAAACAAAATACAAATATTAAAAATTTTAAAGGAACAAATTCGGCCACTGGAGTTATTGCACAATACAATCCTGTGCCTTATAATTTTGATTTTAATTTATACATTTATGTAAGAAACATTGAAGATGGCACACAAATTATTGAACACATTTTACCATATTTTACACCAGATTATACAATTAAATTAAATTTAATTCCTGAAATGGGCATCGTTAAAGAAGTGCCTGTGGTTTTAAACTCAACATCACATGAAATAACATATGAAGGTGGTAGAGATAATGAAACCAGAATGATTATTTGGACATTAAACTTTACAGTCAAAGGCTTTGTATTTGGTAAAACTGCCGACACAGGTGTTATCAATCGTGCATTTGTTTCTATATACAACTTAATTACCGATGAAGATGTTGTTGAATTTAATTTGAATTTGAATTCTGGCTTTGGTACATACAAAGTTGGTGAAACAGTGTATCAAGGATATACATCAGATGATACGACAGCAACAGGAATTGTTGTTCAATTTACAGACAATCTACTCAGATTAAAAGCATTAACAGGAAACTTTGTATCCGATAAACCTATATACGGTATTAATACTTTGGCAAACTATAATTTCACTTCTTATAACTTGAACCCATTGAAATTTGTTGAGGTGGATGCTGTTGGTAGAGTTTCTACAGATATTGACTTTATGACTGTCGATAAAGTTGACGCTAAGGTCGACAACACACTAAATGAAGTCTTGACAATTAACAAGGCCGCAAACCAATAAACATCAAATGAGAGAAATAAATGGCTAAACAAACAATCAATATTGGTATTAGAGCAAATGATGGCAAAGGTGATACACTAAGAGCCGCATTTGTCAAATCAAATGACAACTTTACTGAGTTGTATACCAACGTTTCTAATAATTCCAATACTGCAAACTCATTATCATCAACCAATGCTGCTTTAGCACAAGGTGCTTTTAATAAAGCAAATTCAGTATTTTTAGGTGATATCAGTTTCACAAATACTTTAATGTATAGCAACACAAAAGTGGAGATTGGTAATGATCGCCACAATGAAAAAGTTTGGGGTTTATTGTATGGTCGATTGTCAAATCAAACAGCCAATACATATGGCCACAGTGTTGCATACGATTCGGCAAATAACATATATGTTGCACTAACAACACAAAATGAAACGACAGGTTTTCCACAATCAACAATTGTAAAATTTGATACAACAGGTGAAATATTCTGGACACGTTCTGTGCCGGCAAACACTTCATATGGTAGTTATTCTGAGTCATTAGACATTGATGCAAACAACAATGTTTATTTACTGACAAATATTCCAAATACATTTTCAACTTTAGTTACCAAATTTAACTATCTTGGCCAAAATGTTTGGAGTTCGATGGTAGAAGATGCAGTAGGCTCTGTAGACATTACTGTTGATGACCAAGGATTTCCTTATTTTGTAGGCGAACATAATTTGTTAACTGGCCTTGATATAACCGGCGAACTTTATTTCACAAAATTTACCTCAGATTTACCATCAACAAATGCATTTTGTTGTTTAGCACTACCAAATGAATATGGTGTTTTAGTTGGTTCTGCAAACGGTAAAGTACATAAGTTTGATACAGAAGGTGTATACCTTTGGACAAACAATGTTGCTGCGAATGGTAACACAATTATAAGTTTAACTTCTGACACATCAAATAATTGGTATGCAGCATCAAATACAAACATCTATAAATTTAGATCCAATAATCAGTTGATATGGGAAAAAACGATAACTGGTATCACAACACCAAAAATCAATTGGATTAAACATAAAAATGATTATTTGTATGTCAATGGTGCAACAGTAGATGCAAACAATCAGACAGCATTTATTACATATAAACTTGATGCAAATGGTGAATTAATTTGGGCTAGGTCTTTAGAAATCGCAAGTGCAAATCAAACAATTAGATTTGGCCACAGACAACTAGATGTTTCTGGTGACTACCTTGTTGGTATTGGGTATTCAAAACCATCAACTAGTGCAAACACACTTGCAACTGTTTATCAATTGCCTGTAGATGGTTCTCTATCAGGAACATATCTTGGTGCAAATGGTAGTTCTTGGGGTGATTTTACATATGTTGGTATACCCGAAGCAAACACTGCAACAAGTACAACTGTTGGTACCGGTAATACAACTGTAACGATTGCTGAGAATACAGAT